GAGAATATTTAGTAAAGCGTCAAGATCGCGAGTCGTATTTGCTTGCCAATCGTCATCATAACTCTCTTTTAATTGCAGAATTTGAGTCGAATTTAGGAATAACAAATACGTCTGGTCAGGGTACATTTGGAACCTGTTATCGTGGGCATATTGATATGATCGCCGCAAGAATCCTTTGGTAAAAGTTCCATCATCTCCTGTTGCTGATAGTCCAGTAGGAGAAGTAACGAGACTACCTTTTTTGTTGTAAAGATGCAAAGACGTGCTATCAAGCATAGTTTTGATCATGGTATTATCAAAACTTGCATAGTCGTAATACAGCGTATTCTGCATCCAATCAATCATTCCCATCGCACTAAAATATTCAGTGAAAGCTGGGATAGAAACAGGTCGGATTGCAGTAGAAGCCCCTACCTTACCTCTTCCGTACTCAAAGATTTCTGCCGATACGCTAGATGCACTATTATTATCTGATTCAGAAGTCAGATCAGCGTACTCACCCTTTCCTGATAGTTGGTAATCACTTACTGACGGGGAACTCATCAGGTAATTTAATCGGGGAATTCGGATAACAGTTCCATTACGAGCCGTAAAGTCTAAGGCATAATTAGGAATCTGCCAAAATGCAAACCCAGGGATTTGGGTTGTACGGAGAATTGCTGACAAAGTATCAAGAAAAAACGGAGGCAAATCCGCCGCAGTCGTTGGGGCATTTTTTGAAACTTGACCGCCCATTACAGGAGCCGAACGAGTCCCCCTGAACCAGCCTTGTTTGCGACCCCAATCATCTAAAGAGTTGACAATCTGTTGCCGGTTATTTTTAACATGGCGATCTAATCGTACTTTATCGTACAAGTTTACTGTCTGATTACCGCCCATTACAGGAGCCGAATAGATTACACCAGAATTTTTCTGAATGTCTTCAATCAAATCAAAGGTTTCGTCAAGCGCACCTGTAATTTTATCAGCATCATGAGCGACGGTTTTATTGATGTTAGGGAACTGCATTTTTTCTGGTGTTTGGCTACCGTAAAGCTTTCCTAAGTCAGCAAAATTATTAATCGTCTTTTCTGACTCAGTGACTTTAGTTTCTAGTTGAGTGATTTTTTCATTAGATTTTTGGATAGCTTCCGCAGCAGAATTAAGAGAAGCTTCTAAGGCAGCTTTCGTAGCCTCAAACTGTTGCTTTTGTGCTTCTAATGCCGATTGTTTTTCCGATTCCATTGCTTGCTGTACCGATGCTACGGTTGCTGTCACAGTATTTTGTACAAGCTCTTGAAGCATTTTAGGGTCAAAAACTGGCGCAGGGGCAGTAGCGGGAGTGGTAGCAGGTTCGTCGGAGTCAGAATTTTTAACTGGCACGCCACTGCTATCAGAGGGCTTTAAGTCACCTCGAAAAGCCGCTTTTTTAGTCAAGGTAAAGACTTCCTCTTGAGAAGGAGTATCACTTCCTTCTACTGAATCTTTAATAACTACGGGAGTAACCCGCTTAATTTCTTTTAGGGTATTTTTCATTACCGATTGCTGATCACTAACTATTAAATACAATTGTAGTACAGAACTTTCTGTTTTAGGAAAAAACAAAAGTATTAAGACGAGAATCTACTAATCTCGCTTGACGACAAGCGCCAGTGGCAACGAAACTGCATTCGACGGATTCCATCTTCCCGGATCGGCGGTAATAAGAGGTTAACATTTCTTCATCTACTAATCCCGCCATATATGGGGGGTAATGGGGGCATTTAGGATCACTATATGGAATATCACAGATAGGACAAATTGATTCACCGTAGAAAATTCCCCCCATTGAAATATTGGCTTTACGCCCGTAAAAAATTTCTGAAACAACTGGGTGAGTTGCTTCTACGAAACCAAAAACCAAGACCTGATGATAACCGGTTTTTTGAATAATTCGATAATCTTCGTTCGGATTAGGGGATTTTTCGAGGATTTTTGTTATCCCTTCTTTACTTACGCTGGGTAAGGAATAAATAAAAGAATCGTAGATCATCCCAAAAGTTTTAGTTTGATCGTCCCATTCGTGATCAATCATAAACGAACATTCGGGAAAACTAGCCACCATAGTTTCTAGTGCATTTTTATCCCATACCTGTCCAGAACTGTGAATTAAATTATTTGAGGCAATCACACAAAATCGGATTATTTCCGATGATTCCCACGGATCGAGTCCGTAGGGTTTAAATTGGTTGATTAATTGCATCTCGTCATCAGTGGGATGACGGGTCTGTAGCAGGCTTTCTAATTCAGCGCGGGTTAATTTTAGTTCCATAGCAATAAAAAATACTTTACAAACAATTCTATCTAAAGACTTGACGTTTATGGTTAGTTGATGTATATTAATAGAGTGTAGTTTCCATCCAAAACTATAAATAGCCAATTTCAATATAAAGTTTTCGTCTCCATAAGAAGTCTATAGTTTATCTAGCGTGGAAGTGGCCTCCACGCTTTTTTATTTTGTCCATCCAAAATTTAACGAGAGCATATTCTGGGTAGGGCGTGTCCTAGAATTAGAAAAAACAAAATAACAGCCACAATTAGCCCGACAGGTACATTTCTCGGTCGGTCGGGGGAGTGTCCCTATCGGTTGCCAGCCGGCACTCTCATAAAAAAGGCACTCTTGGCAAGACTCTCTTTTGGTAATTATTCTCTTTTCCCACTTGTTGATTAGAGCGTGTCCTCTTCTATTTCCCTCTTCAAAAGCTTCCCTAGACTTAGCAACATACATCTTAGAGCGGTTGATTATTTGAGCCTCTGATTGAGTGCCAAGAATAATATCACGGGAAAACTTTCTTAATCGTGCGTATTGAGTGCGAAGCATCTGACCGATTCTACCGTAGTCAGAAGCGTTCATATCGGGCTTGCCGATTCGATAAAGTTGAATAGTTAAGTCTTTAATTTCAAGAGACATTTTTTCTTCCCACTCACTGACAGTTATTTTTTTTTGCAAAAGGTCGCGGGTAATACTATCTGTCTTTTGGATACGGGTATTAATAGTTTGTTGGGAGATTTGTCTAACTTTTTCAGTAGAGACAAATCTCCCCGTTCGATTATCTCGATAGCGTCGGGTCGCGGGGTTAAAGGAAAAATCATTCATAGCTTATTTCAGGTTCTAATAGATTCTTAAATTCGTCATCCGGAGGTTTCTTTTTCCAGTCATCGATAGCTTTCTGAATGTCGTCATCTGTTACTTCGGCTCTCTCTAGTAATCGAGCAACTGGTTGTAGGTTTTTATCTTCTGGGTTGAATTTATCTGTCATGCTATTTGTATAGTAGTATTTTTCTGGTTTTAGCTTCTTTGATTAGCCGATCACAAACATCACGCGAAGTATGTCCATCCCATTCAGGAGCTTTATAAACCCATACGCAATTAGGAATTAAATCTGCAAATTTTATCGGTAAATGATAGGTAATCATTCCGCTATTCAATTTACAGCCCGCAATAAACCATCCTTCCCACACAGTCTCGTCGCTGTGACAATAAGAGGCAAACGAAAAAGCTGGCAGTAATCCGATTAGCTGAATAAATAAAAGACATCGATGGTCATAAAGTTCTTCAAAAGTGTGGTATCCATCTGAAACCTTACTAGGGTCGCAAGGTATAAAGTTATCGTTGACTGTAATTCCTTCTGTCATGGTGTTATTTGTCTCCCAGTCCGTCATAAACTAATTCTTGGATGTTTTCTGATTTATTAAGTTTAGCTATTAGATTACGGTTTTTAACTTCTAACATTTTTACCTTTAATTTTAATCTTTCATAATCAAGCATCAGATTGTCGTATGAGTCAGTTAATTCGGCGTATTCGGCTCTCAAGTCTTCGATACTCAAATCTTCGATAATAGCGTCAAAGTTATTGTCATTCATGAATTTTCTCTTTAAATTAAATAATAACTCTTGACAGTCAAGAGTTATTTCTTGTCAGTTCCCTAATCCACTTACGCTTCTGTTTCTGCTTTGTTAAGTTCGCCGATCTGAGCTTTTAGCTTAGACACCTCGTCTTTTAAAGCTTCAATAACCTCCAGTTCGGTCATATTGGCGACTCGAATATTATCATTAGAATCGGGAACAACATAAGCTTTTAGATTTGTCATAGTTACCTCTTGGCTTTACTGTATTTTATCAAATTTAAAACAGTTTTAACTGTAATGGAGAATTGTCTATTATTTCCTCTATCGGTTCATCTGGAAAATATTCTATAGGTTGGTCTAATCTGTTACAAGCTATTCGATAATATTCTAACTCTTTCTCGATACAGATATAATTTCTACCTAATTCCTTACAGGCTAATGCAGTAGTGCCACTGCCGGCAAAAGGGTCTAAGACTGTCCCACCCGGAGGTAATCCTAGAGTTATGAGATATTTCATTAATGCTAGTGGTTTTACCGTAGGATGAATATTACCTTCACTGCGTTCGGATTTACTGGCCTTAGCGCAATAGAAAAAGCGGGCAGCGGAGCCTTCGCTAGATAGAAAATGCCCTGTTTTTTGAGTCAACCCACGTTTAAAATCTACTACTGTTTTGTCACGCTTTATAACGTGAGGTTTAACCTTG